TCCCATTGATTTCGTTCGGCGTTGCTAAAGCGCGCATCTTACTTAATAACTTAGAAGCATTAAAAGAGTTCGTAGATAATCATTAGGCGAGATACTGCCTTTACGGGGGACGATGCCGAGTAGGCGGACTCCGAGAATATCAAAGGGGCGTAACCTACCCGAGTAGGGTGCGAAGTGCGCCTCTCTTTATAAAGATAAAGGGGCGCGACACGTCCCAAGTTCTAGGCCGCCGATGGGTTTCCTAGTTCATGTTATGGCGGGGGATACGTCTTCCGCTTTAGCACCCATAGAACTTTACCGGGTGCGAATGATTACATTATATGAGGCGCGAGAAACGTCCTTACCTGAATTGGATTTCTCTAACTGCGAGCGGGCGACGTCCCGCTTACTTTTAAAAACTTAACACTCTCGATAAATCTCGCTAGGTATATACATGACGGTCAAGATTGTATTTAAAAATAATCGCTTCTATTGTCGAACTTCATTCGACGACCGCATATATCCTCAGGCCGCCAAATGGATTTTCGATTCTAAAAATAAATTCTATTACACTGACAATTACGAGCGAGCGTTCTCCCTTAGTGAGTACATGGATCAAGACCTTAAAAATCTAACATACAAGCTATTGATTCACACTGGACTATGGGGCGGAACGCTCGCACTTCCGCCGGACGGTTTAACTCTATTGAAGCACCAACCCCCGGCGGTTTTCTTTGCGCTCAATCAAAACAAAAGCTATCTCGGGTGCGATCCCGGGTTAGGCAAAACAATAATACAAGCGATGATAGCGTCTTGCCTTGAGGGTATAGTCGTCGTCATTGTCCCGCCGTTCCTGCAATTGAACACGCAAGCCGAGTTCGAGAAATGGGCACCCAAGTTGGTTGTGAAAACGATCAACGAAGTCAACCTCGGGGACTCAGGATTCGACGTCTTGATAGTCCCCGATTCTTTACTAACAGATAAAGGCGTTACCGCATACATTGAATACCTTGTAAGAAATTCACACTATAACACTCTCTTTATAGATGAGGCGCACCGATTTAAGAACGAGGAAGCGAAAAGAACCCAAGCTCTCTACGGTATTGAGGGCACTACGAAACGTAAAGCAGTGCAAGGGATAGTCGATTTAAACTTCGATAAGATCGTCCTTTACAGCGGGACGCCTATGCCTAACCGCCCTATGGAACTCTACACGCCTGTAAACAAGCTCGCGCCTCAGTGTATAGACTATATGACCCGCGAAGACTTCGGAAAAGAATACTGCGCAGGCTATCACGACGGACATGGTTGGAACTTTTCGGGGGCATCTAATGTAAAGACTCTCGCGAGTAAGATCATAGCCCCGTCGGGTAAGTTTATGTTACGACAACGTAAAGCCTTGTTAAACCTACCGCCCAAGATCGAGGAGACAATAGTCTTAGGCGGTGGGCACTCAGTAAAGCTTTTTAAAGTTGACATGGCACTCATGGCGAAGTATTCCCCTGAGGACATAATTAAAGGACAAATAGCAAAGAGGCTAGGACGTGCCGAGGAAGACTTGCACGTCGCAACGTATAGACGACTATTAGGACTTGAAAAGGTTCCCTACGCAGTCGAGTATATCGAATCTTTAATGGAAGAGACGGACGAAAATATCCTTGTCTTTTGTATCCATAAAGAAGTAGTCGCGGCACTTAAGGAAGGGTTAGCGAAGTATAGACCTCTAGTAATTGACGGAAGCGTCCCAACGGGTAAGAGGCAAGCGATAGTAGACGAGTTCCAAGATAAGAAAAAGGGCCGTCGAATATGGATCGGAAACATTGCGGCGGGCGGCGTCGGCTATACGTTGACAAAAGCTAATCGCGTTCTCATGGTTGAGTTTGAATATACCCCGGGCGGTAATGACCAAGCGGGAGACCGAGCGCATAGATATGGTGTCTTGTGGTCGGTATTGGTGCAATTTTTAGTATTAAAGAACTCAATGGATCGTAAAATTATAGAAACATTATTGCGTAAAAGAAAAGCCACGCAATACATTTAACAAAGGGAGATTTATGACTCAGATTACAGTTACGGCAACCACAACGGACAAGAAAAGTTTACTATCGGCAATCGCGGTTTTAACTTTACTAGCGGGCGGATCAACTATCGCGGCGACTGCGGGCGCGGGTAAAGCGGCACCAAAAGGAAAAGGGAAAACGAAACCCGCGGAAGAGTTCGAGGACGATGGCGAGTTCGTAGACGAATCAGAAATTAGTAACTACGACGGCGGATCGGAAGACAACGGGGCGGACGATTTTGACTTCGGCGACAATGACGGAAACACTCAAGAGGAAGAGGACTTTTCTTTCGTTGAGGAAGAGGAAGTCACGGCACCAAAGACAAAAGCAAAAGCGGCACCCGCTACTAAAGGTAAACCAGAAATTAAGCTCGACCAATTAGTAGTAGCGTTCCAAGCTCTAGTCGCTAAAAAAGGCGGACAAGAACACGCGAAGAAAATCCTTGATAAGTATAAAGTAAAGTCGATCCGTAATCTTAAAAAAGAAGACTACGAAGCGGTTCTTGCGATGGCCACGCCAAAAAAGAAATAACGGATCGAGTGTTTGAGATACTTGATCGGGATCGAAGCTTCCACGTCCATAGATATCAATACCGGGATGAGACTCTAAGACGGAAACTAAGGAAGCTAGCAAAGAGCGGAACGCTCAAAATGTTTAGGAAGACCGGGACGCATTTTTATTATATGAGAGCAGGCGGGTAGACCCCGCCTTTATGTGGGGACTTTATGAGCGATACTTCAAAGAACGATGATAATAACGACGTACTCCGTAGAATCTTTAGCGGGTCGATTGATACTTTTTTAACGGGTAGTAAGCAACCGACGACGGCAAGAGATATCGAAGGGGCACTCGCTAACACGTTTAGGGACTTAGTAGTCTTAGGGAAAATATCGGCGAGTAAAGTCCCTTTCATTTATGTAACCGAGACGTCAAAAGATAAGCGTAAGCGCGAGTTTAATATTGAATTTTTCGACACTCCCACGGGAGAGCTAATTAAAAACTTATCGGACTACCTAGGGTATAGCCGACCGCCAACCTTTATAGGTTGCGACGTCATTGTAACAATCGACGGTAAAGAGATAAAGGGTATTGACTCGAACGACTTTACGTTCGACGTGCCCGGCGACTTAACCGCTAGAGGAAGAGACAAGGTAAAGACAGACATTGAAGCAAGACTTAAACCTAATCAAGAGGCATAATTATATGGATAAATTTAGAGCAGTATATCCGGTTAGTAATAGAGCAGTCCTTAACGGAGACGGCGAAGACCAAGCGGATTATATCGAAGCAGAGATCAGACAAGAACGATTCGACCAAGATAAAAAGTGGGGGCCTCAAAACCACGATCCGTTTAAATGGTTAGCAATCATCGGCGAAGAGGTCGGCGAGATCAATAAGGCGGCACTCGAAGCGTTCAACTTTAAATCAGGTAAATGGGACGAGCAGAAACTCGCCCACTATAGATTAGAATTGGTGCAAGTGGCGGCGGTTGCTAAAGCTATGATCGAGTGTATAGACCGCGATACTTGGAACTGCTCTTTAAGCATGGGTTATAAAACTAGTTCTCAGCGTTTCGCCGAGGATCGTATGGGCTTTGATTTCGGGGCACCCGAGGGCGACAAGTCCGTAGAATATTCACACGTCTCTATTGATAAGGATCACGGCCATGACAAAAACTAAAACAAAAACACCAAGTAAAGACGGCTACGATTTCGGATTCGATCTCGTTATGAATACGCCGCCCGAGAAACTTAACACGGTAACAAGTGAGGAAAAAGCTCACGCCAAATATTCGGCCTCAGGTTCGGATCGTTGGCTTAGTTGTCCCGGGTCTATCTCATTAAGTGAGAACGCACCCGAGGGCGAATCATCGGTCGCCGCTGAGGAAGGGACTCGCGCTCATGCCTGCTTAGAGTTCTTACTAAACAATCGTAAGAAAATAAATGAAGCTATCAAGATGGCGAAAAAGAGAATGTATATAAACCCAAGTAACAATCGTAAAGAGCGTGAGTGGGACGACGACATGATTAAATATGCGTTGATCGAAATCCAATGGGTCTTAGATAAAGCGAAGACTTTACCGGGATCAACTATCGGGAGTGAGTCAAGGGTAGATGCTTCGAGCTTTACTATGCCCGGACAATTCGGAACGCTCGACATTGAGATCGCTCAAGAGTTCGGACGTCTTGTTATCTACGATTATAAGTACGGTAAATGGCCGGTCGAACCTGAGGAAAACTCTCAAGGTATTTACTACGCGCTAGCTAAAGCGGAAGAGTACGGGTTTAACTTCGCCGAAGTCGAGATCGTTATCGGGCAACCGAGAGCGTTCCACTCAGTCTCTCATCGCCGTTCTTGGGTCGTTTCGATGGACTACCTACTAGATACATGGGCACCCCGCTTTAAAAAGGGCGTAGAGGCCTGTGAGGACTTCTTTAATGCGCCCCTTATATCAGGCGACCACTGCAAGTTTTGTCCGGCAAAAGTCATTTGTCCCGAGATCAGTAACAAGGCACTACGAAACGCTCAAGTCGTTTTCGACGACGATAAGGGCGAAATCGAATCTTTACCAGTGGTGCGCTCTCTAGGCATCAAAAACCTTCCTACGATCTTAGAAGCGTGTGACCAATTAGAGCAATGGATCAAGTCAGTGAGAGAACACGCGTTCCACGTCCTTGAGAAAAAGGCGCGATCAAAGGTTACAAGTTGGTAGAGAAAAGAGGCATCCGTAAGTGGGAGAACCCTGCTCAAGTGGAAAAGGAAGCTCGCAAGAAATTCGGTATGGCCGTGTTTAGCGAACCGGAACTCCTATCGCCTAATCAGATTGAAGAAAAGTTTAAGTCAGATAAAAAGAAAATTGTAACGGTCAAGGATTGGATAGCAAAAAATACGACTCAAAAGTCTAGTGGTTTTACCATGACTAAAGAGGATGATAAGCGAGAGGCGGTCAACTATATCGACACGGTATTTAAAGACGACGTTTTCTTGCCTACTAGTGAGATTAAAAAACAGAAAAAGGGGGTGAGAAAAATGAACGAAAACGAAGAAACGACAATCAATCCGGTTGAGACTACGACGACCACTAAGACCATTAAGGTCGGCGACGTATCGAAGACGACTAAAAAGGTTGTCACTAAACCAATGGCAAAAGCTAAAGGTAAAGTAGCGGTAAAGAAAAAAGTAGTAGCAAAGAAGACGGCCAAAAAGCCAACTAAAAAAGTTACTGCGAAGAAAAAGAAATAATAACAAACTTGAATAAACTCGAAAATCTCGAAAGGAATTACTACAATGGCTAATGCAAATAAAATGGACATCAAACTTAAAAAGGTAATCACACCAATCTTTAGAGTATCTTTTCCCGCGGTCTTTACTGCTAAAAGTTTCCAAAATCAACCCGCTAAATATTCTATCGTCATGCTCTTTGATAAGAAGACGGACTTAAAGGAAGTTAAAAAAGCGGCGTTCAATGCGGCGATAGAAAAGTTTGGATCAAAAGAAAAGTTTCCTAAAGGTATGAAGTGGCCTTGGAGAGACGGGGACGAAAAACAAGACATGGCGGGATACGCCGGGTCGATTTTTATTTCTGCCTCTGCTAAAGAATCAGCGCAACCGGGTTTAGTTGATAAAGATAGACAGCAAATTTTATCAGAGCGCGACTTCTATGCCGGGTGCTACGCCCGTGCCGAATTGATTGCGTTCTACTACGACCAAATGGGGAATAAGGGAGTTTCGTTCTCACTTCAAAACGTCCAGAAATGGAAGGATGGCGAAGCGTTCTCAGGCCGTAAAAACGCGGAAGACGTATTCGGAGACCTTGAGGACGACTCAAACGATTCGGATAACTACGCCGACGATGATATGGGTTTCTAGTCCTTGATACGATAACAAACAAAATCGACCCGCTTTACGGCGGGTCTTTTTATGAGGGTAAAGACATGAGCAGAAAAGAATCAATCCTACATATCCTAGCTTTTATCGGCGTCGTAATGATCGTCCGGTCTTTCGCAATAAACATGATTAAAATTTGGAGACCCGTTCCAACTTACGAGATCGCTTCTAAGCTACAAGAGGCGCACGTCGATATGTGTATAGACGGCGTTACTTATATGAAGTTTACAACCCACTCGGCGGTATCAGTTAAGTACACTAAGCAAGGCCGTGTCGAAAGATGCGAACGCGCTAAATGAGTAAGCTAACCGCTAAAGATATTTACCGCGCCCATGGTCTATACCAATGTGGCATGAGTCTCGCGCAGGCCGCCGAACGAATAGGGACAACCCGCAACGGGCTATGGGATCGCTTCAAAAGAATGAACCTTCCCACTCGTCCAAAGAAACAAAGACCGAGTAAAGTATATGACGGCGTGACCTACTACAAGGATCGCGACGGCGCGTATAGAAGTCGGATAACTGATAAAAGTATTTACTTACACGTCCTAGTATTTGGTGAGTTAGTTCCCCCGGGATACGCTCTCCGCTTTAAGGACGGCGATAAAGATAACATAGTAAAAGAAAATTTAGAACTCTATCACAAGACTGAGTTTTTCAAACACTCTAAGGGCAATCAAAATGCGAAACCTAATACAAAATTATAAGGCTAAACGTATGGCAAAAGTCGAAGAGGATTCCTTCGCCGATTTCTGCAATGAGAGAGCAATCGTTAAGGCCATGGACTATCATGCCATTATAAAAGACGCTCGTCTTAAAGCTAATAAGAATCTTTCATATTCGCAAATCGAAAGTGCCCGCAAATTTATTGGATCATGCGAGGCGCACTTAATAAAAACCGGGTTTCTTAGTGACAAACAAATAGAAGTTTTGAAGACTATACACGTCCCAAAAAGTTACTTTGAGCATGACGACGATTGGGGCGACGACGACTCACACGATTGGTATAATGACAGGTTTTGCGAGAGCGACCTATTCTAATATAAGGGGGATTTATGTTTAAAAAGTTTTTCGTTAATCTATGGCAAGGTATTAAGAACGTCTTTACGCCGAGCAAGCCATCAAACAAGCCGGACAATGAGGAAGTAGAACCGAACGAACCTTCCAACCCACCAACTATCGAGCTACCTACGCCGCCCGTGACGGTCGGGGTGTTCAACCCGAAACCAAATAGAGACCCGAATAAGCCCGTAGTCGGCGTTGATATTTATTGGGGCGACAATGTTACCGATTGGAAAAAGCTAGCTGAGGTCGCGGACTTCGTTATCATTAAAGCTAGTGAGCATACGTCGCGTAAAGACCCTAAGTTCGACGAGTATAGACGTAAGGCCAAAGAGGTCGGTCTCCTAGTAGGGTTCTACCATTTCTTTAGAACTAACAAAGACCCAATTCAGCAAGCTAATTGGTTTTGCGATATCATCGGTAAGATGCAAGTAGGCGAGCTATGTATAGTATGCGACTACGAAACGGAAGACGATAGCGGAGACGGGTTCGACATTTTAGAAGTGGAAAAGTTTAACCTTCAATTAGAGAAACGTCTCGGCATGATCCCGTGGCTTTACTCAGGTCACATTTTAAAGCAGTCGGGAACGGCCTACAAGGTGCCTGCGAGAATGGTTAGATATCCTTTATGGTTAGCGCACTATACCTCTGCAAGTCGCCCGGTAGTTCCTGCGCCGTGGACTAAAGAGACCGTATGGCAATGGACTGAGTCGGCAAATATCCCGGGGATTTCTAATCCAAAGGGAACGGACTTTAATCGCTTCCAAGGGACATATCAAGATTTACTTAAATTAGCTTACCAACCAAAAGAGTAACTTTACAATCGTGATCGTAACATTTATTTGTTACGATCACGTTTTTATTTTAAAGGGGATTGCATGATTACATTAGATAAAATTACCGGGCACGAAACTGCGGAAGAGTTCAACGATTTTATAGATAGTGCTATTACCAATATGAGTGCCCAAGTTACCGGGGACGGTAAAGCACGAATGGCAAAGGCCGTGATCTTAGAGCATATCTCTACGGGTATTTTATCTAATGTTTTATTTAATACTGCTTACGCTAATTGCGAAGGTAACTTCGATATGATCCCGTCTTTGATGCTCGCTCACATGGACGACATTAAAGAAGAGATCAACGATCTTTGCGCCCATAACATGAAACTTTTTAGAGAAAACAAAGTAATCAAAACCAACTCTCCCCAAACACCGAGCAAATAAATGTTAGCCCAATCCCTCTTTAATAGACCGCCCGACGAGATACTTAAAACTTTACGTTACCTAGTTCTCGATTACGAAACCTATTCGGACATTGATCTATTAAAGCGTGGGGCCTATGAATATTCTCAGCATAAATCAACCGAGATTCTTTGCGCGGCTTGGAAGCTTGGGACGTTCGATCAGGTAAAGAATAATAAAGTAAAGACCGAGCTATGGGCATCGCGCTTTAAAAACTCCGCCGAGCAATTGGCGAAACTAGTGGACGCTTTACTTGACCCTAAAGTAATCGTCGTCGCTCATAACGCATTTTTCGAGCAAGTCATTACCCGCTACGTCCTATCTCGATATGTAGTTGGTGCCTTAAGACAGAAACTAACAGACTTAAAACCACAACGATTCTTTTGTACGGCGGCGATGGCGGCGTCTCATGCTATTCCTAGAAACCTTGAGCAAGCTTGTATCGTTCTAAAGTTAAAAGTCCAAAAAGATATGGAAGGATCGAAGTTAATAAAGAAGTGGTGCAAGCCGCGTAAACCTACGAAGTCCGATCCGTCTACACGTCACACCAACCGAGACGAGTTCCTAGCTATTTGCCGTTACTGTATTACGGATATCGAGGCGGAAGTCGGGGTCTTTACTGCGCTACCTTTTCTTAATGAGATCGAAACCCAAGTATGGTTATTGGATCAAGAGATCAACTTACGCGGGATACTTGTAGACCGTGACTTCGTTAAAGTAGTTTTAAATTTAGTAGCAAAAGAAATCCAAAGACTCGACGCCGAGTGCGTATATCTTACTCAAGGTTTAATCTCGTCTACGACTAAGGCTAAAGCTTTACTCACGTTCTTACAAAAGCTTGGTTATCCTCACAAGAATATGCAAGCGAAGACGATCTCGGATTTCTTAGAGAATAAAAATCCTATGTGGTATCGCCAAAGATTCGTGGGCGATTCCGTAGCACTTCATAAAAAGCACGACGCCCTAATCAGACGTCTGTTAGAGAACCGTCAAAAAGCTTCCAAGTCTTCGACTGCGAAGTATGTCGCGCTAGAAATGAGAACACGCTACGACTCTCGTATCCGTGACACTCAACTTTACCATGCGGCGTCTACTGGGAGATTCGGCGGTCGAGGGTTCCAACCCCACAACCTACCTAAAGGAACGATTGAAGGAAGCACCAATCTTGCGACTGATATTATCAAGGGCGGCGATTTAGAATTTATCCGCATGATGTACGGGTCTCCTATGGACGCGTTCTCGTCTTGTATCCGTAACGCTTTAATCCCGACGGAAGGAAGCGAGTTTTTTGTTTCCGATTTCGTTGGTATTGAATCACGAATTTTATTTTGGGTTGCGGATCACAAGGTCGGATTAAAAGCTTTTCACGAAGGGGCGGACTTATATAAAACGATGGCGATGGCCATTTATAAAATATGCCTTGAGGCCGTCACTAAAGACCAAAGACAAGTAGGTAAGCAAGCTATCCTAGGTTGCGGTTATCAAATGGGTTGGAAGAAATTTAAAGAGACCGCCGCTAAAGCAGGCGTCTATATCTCGGACGAGCTAGCTCAATTGACAGTAAAGGCTTACCGCGAGTTCAATGCCCCGGTAGTAAAGCTTTGGGCCAATATGGAACAAGCGGCGATCAAGGCCGTGCAAAATAAAGGGATGAGAGTAAAGATCAATCATACGATATGGTTTGTCGAAAACAATTTCTTATACTGCGAGCTTCCGAGTAAACGTCGTCTTGCTTATTACGGCCCGGGGATCAAGTACGAAGAAACCCCATGGGGCGAAATGCGTCCGAAGCTTTACCATTGGGGGACTGATTCATATACAAAGAAATGGGTTTATAGTTCTACCTATGGGGGCAAGCTAGTCGAGAACGTCGTCCAAGCGATAAGCCGAGATTTAATGGCCGAGGCTATGTTACGAATTGATAAGGCCGGATATAAGATCGTCTTGACGGTTCACGATGAGATTATCGCAGAAAATAAAATTGGGAAGGGGAATCTAAAAGAGTTCGAGAGCTTAATGAGTGCATTACCTGAGTGGGCGAAAGGTGCCCCGGTAAGCGTAGAGGGTTGGGTCGGACTGAGATACCGTAAATAAAAGGGGATATTATGAAAGATTTATTTGTCTTTACCTCAAAAGATTGGGGCATGGTTTTAATGGTCGTCATTTTGATGGCATTGGCGCAGTCGAAAAAGAACTTCGTAGCGTGGAAGAAAAAAATAGCTAGTAAGATAGAGGGGTCTTTATGATTCCTAGTAACTATTTCTCACTTTACTTTTCTGACACGGACATAAACTTCGAGCATGAGATCGAGGTCGTCGAACACGATAATAACCTAGAGCTTTTAGAGAGTGACATAAAAGATTTACCTAATCACTTCTTAAGTAAACCCGAGGCGGAGACTGCAAAACTTGGGATCGTTAATCTACTGCGATTAACTAAAAAGGAACCGTCGCCGATGAGATCAATCGAAGAGTATATCCTTGGGAATCCCCACGGCCATTCTCACGTTCCTATATTGGTGTTCTTTTGTTTCGTTTCTATTTTACTTGGTTGCGCTATTTGGATGATTCAATCTGATCTCGCATTGAGACTGCCATGATAGAAAAAGAAGAGTGGCGAGACGTCCCCGGTTGGGAAGGTCTTTACCAAGTAAGTAGTTTGGGTCGCATACAATCATTAGCGCGAAAAGTGATCCGTAAGCCCGCATCGGGGGCAATGTCAATAAAAAGATTACCCGGGGCGGTTCTTACACCAAGTATTAACGACCGGGGCTATTTTGTCGTTACCTTATCGCGTCGTGGAATCTCGAAGACTCATACTCTGCACGTCCTTATAGCGTTCGTCTTTATAGGGCCTAGACCGCCCGGATTAGAGGTTTTGCATGGGGACGACGATAAAGCTAACAACCGCGTGACCAATCTCCGCTATGGCACTAAAAGAATGAACTACGAGGACTCGGTAAAGAATGGTAAAGCTAAACCCCCGGGACGTGGGACTAAGCACCATGGGGCGAAACTTAACGAAAGTGAGGTCGCTTGGATTCGTGCCCGTGGGAACTTGATTTCTCACTCTAAGCTTGCAAAAATGTTTGGAGTCTCAAAAACTACAATTAGCTCGCTCATAAAGGGCGACTCATATTAAAGGAACTCTGCAATGGATACAATGAAAAAAATTCTCGAAGACCGTGCGTTTGAGTGTTCGCAATTAGCGGCAAAATACGAATCAGAAATCCAAGCGGACTATACCTTCGTAGACATATCAGTCCACTCCGCTTTTAAAGAACACTGCTACCATACAAAAGAAAACCTAGCTGAGTTCGTAAATACTTTTCTTTTTGACCGTTTCTTATCTGAGGTTGCGAAACGCCCGGCGGCGATTAAGTTAGGCGGGAGAGAGTTCTCGTTTAATGCAATTATTGGTAGTCGATTTTTTCCCGTCACTGCTTACACTTTCAAAAATGAAGACGGCCATAATACTTTACTCTTTGTAAAGGCTTACCCGTTTGAGAGAGTTCCGAGTTATATGCAAAACTATTTATCCGCTTTAAAAACCCTATGGTCGCTAGAAGACGACTCAACTAAAGGAATCAGCTAATGGGCGCAATACTACCACTTTTTAAACAAGACGGGCTTACCCGTAAAGACCTCAGAGACGAACTTAAAAGCGACGATATGTCTCCGCACTATTTACAGTGGAATCAATTCGACGCCGCAGTCTTAGAAGAAATGCAAAACGCATTTAAGCTAGACCCATACTCTGTTTTTAATGTCTATTGTAAATATAATTCTAAACTCTCACACTTCGCATATTGGTATTTACTCGGCACCATTTGGAACGGCATAGATAAAAAGAATGGTGAGGACTTCGACAAATGGATCAAGCTTTTTGGTCACGACCGACCGAAGAGAAACGCTTGCTTAATGAAACCGAGCGAGGCTACGAAGCTTAGACTTTTGCCAAAAATGATAGAGGTCTTTTGGGACAAAACAGAAAAGGCGGGTATTACTTATTTACTTGAAAAGCCTACTAATGACGACGGCAAGTTCATTGCATCTAAGGTAAGTAAAGATAAAGTTATCGCTTTATTCGACCGTAAGGAAGGTAAGGCAATAGAGCTAATCATTTTAAACGCGGGGGATTTATGAGTTATTTTTCTTGGAGTATCTATTTACAAATGGGCGCGATTATCTCGCTCATTACCGTAACTTGGTTCGTGAAAAAAGTAGGGACTAAAGCGATTTTCGGAAACTATAGAACTATCATCGGATTGGGGATCGTGCTTTTAGCGGTCGCAGTTTCATGGCCTATTTGGGCGGGTCTATACGGGACTGAGTTTTGTCTTTGGTTACGAAAGAAAATAAAAAACCCCGAGCAGTATCGTCCTACCCCTGCAAAATAGAACGACTTACTCGGGGCCACCCAAACAAAGGAAGTCAGAGTCTTAATGGTATTTGGAAAAGAGGGAGACGTAAACAATCATCTTTAAATAATTCTATTGAACTCTGACTATTCCGTCTCTATCTCGTCTTTATAAAATAGCTCGGATACCGCAGTCGCCTTATTTTCGAGAGTCGTTAAAGCTCTATCCCATGAGTCGATTTTATCCGAGCAGTTTTTTGTCTTTTTACAATTCATAATTAAATATTTTTTTAAAGCTACGAAAGTCTCAATCGGCATTTTGATGATACCTACTTGCATATCATACCACGTCTTACCGTCCATTAGATGAGTGTCGTCTACTTCCATTTCTTTGTTTGATATCGTCCACACGCAAAAGCCTGCGCCCGGGCGTAGATCAGTGCATAGAGGTTTATCGGGGACTGATCCGCAACCGTTAAGCACTAAGACGAATAAGGTTCCTAAAAGTATCTTTAAGATTTTTTTCGGTAATTTGTTTTTGTTCATTTGTCCCACCATTTTGAGCGGCTTGATTAGCTTGCGCCGCCGTCATAAACGCACGACCTTGGGCCGAAGTATTAAAGTTAATGTAAAGAAAAAAGACTCCCATTTCTTCCGCGTCCACTGCTTTACTTGCGGCGTACTCAAAAACTTTATTTGTAAATATGCTTAGGGGTGGGGCGAGTAGAAAAGCGAACGGAGTAAATAAGAGGCCCTTTTTAAGGGCCTCTATATGAAGCTTTTTGAAAGTGTCTTTAGCAATTCGGACGGCCTCTTCGTTTGTCATTAGCCGATTTTTCCGTCTTTATTCAAGTCTGCAAGTTTTTCGATTACAGGCTTAAAAGCGGGTAGAGCTAAAGTTAAGATTGACCCAAGAGCTTTACCTAGGTTGTCCGTTGCTTCCGTCAATAGTCTTGGTGCCGATGCCTCAAGAACTGCGTATCCGTCTACGATAGTTTTCTCAAGAACTACGATCCCTTTTTTCTTCCCTTCCTCTGCGATGATTTCTAATGTTTTCATTTTCTGATCCCCTTATGGATTATTGCTCTCTCGTTTTAAGCGAGCATTTCTTAACTCAATTTCTTCCCTATTCTCAAGTCGGTAAAGTGATTGTAGAATATACTTTACTTCGGTCTTGTATCCCTCTTGGGCCGCTTTAATGTTATCTATATCGGCGAACTTACTTTCGATAACCGTTACTCTCGCCTCGGTGTTCTCGATTTTAAAAACCTTGTTTCCCGACCAACCAAATACGCCGACGATACAAGCGAATAAAAACCAATAAAACCCTTTTCCCATAGTCCACTCCGTAAATTTTTAACGATAATGTTTCTAGGCTAAAGCCGTTGCGCGCATCCTACAAGGAATATTTTACCCCCTGATTAGTGGTTTAGTCCAACCGGATTGATACCCGACGAACTGCGGCGGGATTCCTAGTCCCTCAAAGAACCGCTTAACTTCGGTATGCTTCCCCTGAGTGGGCGAGTGACAATCGTCAACTACGATCAGGCATCCGCCCGGCAAATGCTCGTAGACGGCCATTAGCTCTTTTAAATGGTGCCCTGAGGACTCGGCTTGAAGCTCGGGAGACCAATCGTAAGAATCCAAGTAAAGAAGACAAGTTTTATTTAATTTTTCCTTTGACATTTTTGATAGGACTTCCACGGAATCGCCTACTATAAACTCGACTCGATTGGTCACTTGATCCTTTGCGATACGCGCCGCTCTTGGATCGAGATCAATCGACGTGACTTTTAGCTCACCAAGAATAGAGGCGAAGTAGTCCCAAATTAAAGTGGACTGGCCATCCCCTTCCCAATTGCCTGCGACTCTCGCCGTCCCGGTTTCGATAATCTGATTAAGTCCCGCCACGCTATACGCCCATTCTATATGATCCGCCATTTGGAGAAATCCGTCGAGACGACGAAATAGTCTATTCGCAAAGGGATGGCGGTAAAGACCTTTGATAAGCATACGATACATTATAGACCGCCTAGTATATGTGGTTGTAAAGTTCTTTGAAAAGCGAAGTCCGCCGCAACCTCTTTAGGGCACGGGAGTAAAGCTTCCATTAGACCGCTCGGAAGTTCCTCGACCTTTACCTCTTCCTCTTGAGCAGGCGCGAAATTTATGTGATTCCACACGCCATCTTTACCGTAGTTTTTAGCGTTCCAACTAAATTGCCCATGTCGCCAATGCAAGATATAGTCGGGGTGCTTACAAGATGCGACCACTCCTATGTATGCGTTGCCCGCGCTAGCGGCATGAATCGGAGACGAATCATTAGAGAAAAGGAACTTACAGTTTTTTAACAGTGCTATAAAATCTTTAATGTCCAATTTATCCCTAGTGTCTATACACCCGGTAGGATCGACGTCAACGTAGCCCACGTTCTTATCGACGTTGTGTCCGATTAGAACCGGGATAAAACCCTCGTCGATAAAAGATAGGATCACTTTATCCCACCATGCTTTAGGGAACGTCTTAGACTGCCAATGTTTTCCCGCATGGATAACGACGGCCTTGTCGCCTAATGCGATCACTTGCTTTACATATTTATTTTCGGTCTCGAAGTTTGGTAAGATGATTTCTTTATCCGCGTTCGGTAAAGTGCTTCGCCACATACAAATGGAAGGGAAGTCTACGCAGTGACTTATCATGTGAGTACAAAATTCCCATAGTAAAGACGACGGCGGTAGTATAGTTTGAAAGGTTAAATATTTATCCCAATCCGGTTGCGCTACTCTTGTGTCGAACACGTCTTTAAATTTTAAGTGCGCGAAGAGTGACGGGCATCTACTAGCTAATGATATCTCTTGATTCTTAAAAACTTTTAGAGCGTAACGGATTGCGGGTTCCGCGCAAATTTGGTCGCCTAGTCCGCCCCATGTATTGATTAGATAATTATTTGCGACCCCACGATCAAAAGCCTCTTGGACTCTAAAGCTCGGTATTTCTACCCCGGGGATAATAACTCGTTTTTTGCATTGGGACTCGAAGGGATTAAAAGAGGGGGTAGCTTGGACGTCATTGTCTACGATTTTCATTTGCGGGGTTTCCTTGGTTAAAGTTTGGTGAGACTTTACCTAGAACAAAAGAAAAGGGCAACCGCTATGGGTTGCCCTATGTATCTGATTAAGCTTCGTATTCTAAAACTAACTCTCCCGTAAGGGTAGAAACCGATTGACCATTGAAAGTGATACCGCCCACTTTTGTAAAAAGTATAGGGTAAGATTGCCCGGGCACTACGTCGAAGAAAACTTCATTTTTCTTTAATGCTGTATTGATCGACCATACTCTCGAAGGGTTTACTAAAACCGGGGTAGAGCTATCAATGTCCCCACTTCCCGGGCCGGTTCCCCAACCAAACATTTGCCCGTCGGTTGTAAAGGCTTGCTGTGACCCACCATTAAACTGAGTTACTAAAGCCCATTTTCTTCCGCCCGGGATAATGATCGGCGACGAAAAGAATTGTCCATTAGCGGCCCCGAAATCTAAATAAGGAATACCCGTTCCCGAAATCCAATTCTCTCCCCAAGTGTAAAGGTCGTCGGTAGAGGATATAGCATTTACCTTAGGCCCTTTATTCCCGCCGTGTACTTCTATTGACTTCCACTTTACTGAGGGCATAACTAGGACGGGAGACGATCTCGGAATCTCGTCGTTAGTTCCTAATTGTCCACGCTGATTATTCCCCCAAGCGTAAAGCTCGCCGTCTTCGGTAAGGGCATACGCCGCAGGCCCCGGGTCTCCGTATGATCCGGGAAAACCGCAAAGACCATATTGCTTTATTTTCTTCCCTGCTAAAACAAGTATCGGCGTTGACGAATCTACTACCGTCCCGTTCCCTAATTGACCGTGTAAGTTCTCGCCCCAAATAAATAAACGACCGTCGAGAGCTAATCCCATGGTGTTAAATAACCCGGGCTTTATCGACTTCCATTTTACCCCACCCGGAACTAATACCGGGGAAGAGTGATCTAAGTTGTCGCCGATTCCCGAAAGGTATCCGTTACCCCAAGCGTAAAGATCGTCGCTCATATTTATAGCGTATGCCGGGCTTGGAAAATCGGGAGAGTCAACGGCCAATCTAAAAAAGGCGTCTTTCCATTTATTAGCACCACTAAGAACTAGAACCGGGGTCGAAGTTGTGACGTCATATCCTGCGACTCCGTTACCGCCCTCGCCGGATAAACCGCCGCCGCCTGCGGAGTAAAGATCGCCGTCATTAGTTAAGAAAAAAGCACCGCCTATAAGTTTCTTGAAACGTAAAGACGTGTTTACTAAAATAGGAGAGGACTTCGCTACCATTGCCGTGTTCATAATCCCGGGAAAACCTTTATATGGATTACCTATCCCCCAATTATAAAGAAGTCCCTCGGTAGATAGAGCGAATACAGGCCCGTAACTTCCAGACTGAGAAACTTCTTTAAATTTTATCCCACCGACTACCGCCTCGGGAGTTCCGTTTCCGACGTTGTTTCCCGTCCCTTGTTCGCCGTTGGCATTGCCCGCGCCCCAACAAAATAAAGAACCGTCTTCGGTGTAAGCAGTCCCACCGCCTGACATTGCCCCGGCATAGTCAAGATATTTTCTCAAGAAAATACCACTGGCCTTTACCGTCTTTACTCCCGCAGGCGCGACCCACGTTGCATTAGCTTTAAATCTCTTCGTAACTTTGTTTGTCATAAATACCCCTTAAACGAAATAATATTGGACGCCATCGCAATAGAGATTCCACGAACCGAAGTCCGCTTCTAAAACGTAGTTGGCCCCTAAACCTTGGATTTTCTCAGTCGAGTTTCTAGCGATAGTAACCGGGAACGCCGCGAGCGATCCGGTAAGATCGACGATAGATAATTTTTTATTAACCATTGTCGATATCAAAGGTAAAGTTAAAGTAAAACTCCCGCCGGACGAATCAAGTACAATGACTTTACCGTCGTCGGCGTTTGTTATATTTCTATTGGTGTTTACATTAACGTCCCCAAGAGAACCGAATCCGATCCCCGCCCCGTCAACGGCATCCAATACATATTTAAGCCATAAAGATATAGAGTAAAGAATCCAGTTAAATGACTGCGACGGTAAAGGTTCTTGAACCGAATACCCTTGAGTCTTTTTCGATCCGCTCGGTTCCGTTCTATTGTCCGGGTCGGCTATGTAAAAATCTGGTAAAGCTTCCGTAGGTCTTGTAGACATATAAGTCCCCTTTTTAGGTTTTAAGTTTAATATAAATCAGCGAGCAACCCGCCGACGCTTGGGTCGTTAATATCTCCGAAACCTTTACCGCCATCAAAGATAAAAGCGTCGTTTCCTGCGTATTGTCCGAATAGCCCTAAGGATACACCAATCGGAAGGAAGTTTTCGAGTAAAGCTCTAATGCGATCTTGATCGTCCGGCGCGATTGGCGTCGTAGTAAAGAGATCGACTTCCGCCGGGTAAACTTCTAAATACCAAACGAACGCGGCATTAAGAAAAAACTTCGCCGCCGCGATAAACTCCTCGGGAGTTCCTTGGTTTAAATTTTGAATGATTTTATTTTTGATAGCGATTCGGTAAGAGACGTCGTCTTGTCCCGCTACGCGAGCTATACCTACTATGGCCCCAACCTCATCAAGTTGGGCACCAATCGCGGTGTTTACACTTCTTTCAAAAACTAAAGGTTCTAGCGCGTCCTCGATCTCTTGGACTTGCTTTACTAAAGCAGTAAAGACCCCTTCAATGAGGGGCTTATTTTTATACTGGAAAAGGATTCGATCAAGTGCCTGCGCAATGTGATCGGTAATTTTAGAATAGCTTGTCATAGGATATTTACTCCCGTTCTACCTTGTGTAAACTGCGCAACGTCCTCAGGCGCGATCACTATATTATCGTCAACCGCAGGGGCACCCGGTGTAGTCGAAACGGGGGCGATGTCTATACGGACAACGATGTCTAAGATTCCCGGGATTGGGTTAAGTGCCGCGATCAAGCGAGGGTAGACAATTACGTCCGAACCGACTCCGATTGCATTACCCCAATTTACGATAGCGTCTTGAACTAATGCCGCCCCATTGATCGGGAACGTAGCGTCTTTCGTAATATCTAAGCTTACATAAATATCAACTCCGCCCGGACGAGAAAATCTAATCAAACGATTTACCCCTTGAGAGTCTACAACCGTGAGCATTTCAGTCCCCCACGTTTTGATGCCTGCGGGTTTCGATGCCCAAATAGTATCGGCGATAAGCTGATCTACCCCACCGCCTACAACGGCCTCGTAAGACTTCGGCGGTCTTCCCCCGCCATCGGTTGTATCGGTATCATTCTCAAACATACCTACGCTAGAAACGCCGGGTAAATTTAAAAGTTTTGAGCGTATAGCTTCGAGGGTTGCATTACCCGCTATCGTTAAAGTGTTATCACGACGGACGCGTAAAGCCGCATCGGTTTCGATGTCTCTACCGACTACGGTTGCCGAGGCGTTTGTCGTGCGAGTAAGTCCCGCTACGGGAGTGTCGATCACTGTAAGCGTTCTAAGTGGTGCGTTTACCGGGCCGACAACGGTTGCCGTAAGAGTGGCAATCCCTTGAGCTATACCCGGTTGAGTTTCCGAGTCCGTCGTATCAACCGGATCAAGTGAGAACGTAAGGAAGCTCGCGGAGATTAAATCCTCTTGCGGTTGTAATCCGTCGTCGCCATTGAACTCGACGTCGAATCCTGCGGCATAGCTACCCGTGACCGTCACACCAACGATAGAACTAAGCGCGAGTAAAGCCGCTTGAACCGCCGCCGCGTTAGCAGTGTAAAGTATCGGGTCGGTAACTTGTCCTCTAAAAGTCAAGGTAAAGTTTCCGGCGTCGGGGACATCACTAAATGCTATTCGCTTGATAGCGTTTTGTCCGGCCTCTAAAGTAACGGGCGAATCGGTAGAAAACTTTACGATACTATTCCCGTCTACGGAGAACGTAGTCCCCGGGGCGATAATTGATCCCACGGTTCCGAATAGTAGTTGTGTTAAAATTCTCGAAGCTTCCGCACCCAATCTAGTGAGTCCGTTAAAAGCTACGGCGTTGTCGAGATTTACTCCGCTTGCAGTGTCGGGATACATAGCATTGTAAACCTCTTCCATTATGTCCCATAGAGACGACTCTCTCTCGGCAAAAATACCAATGAGTAAAGAGAAAACGGAACCCGGTAAAAGGTTGATAAAGATCCCAAATGTATTTTGAAAGTCTACTTCGATCTCGCTTTTGATCTCAAGTAAAGTCTTCTTTTGAAAACCAGTTTCGGTAAGTCCAGACATTGTTATCCCCCTAATAGAGTCTCGTTAAATTCGATAACCCCGTCCTCAGTCCGTGCATTAAAAGCTAATGATAATTTTCTAGTAGGCCCATCTAAAACCGTGCGGTATGAGACAAGCTCAATTACCCCCGGGGTTGATAAAATTACGTCTTTAAAGATTGTATCTATGACGACCATTCTTGGGTTCTTTACCAAGATGGCATCAAAATAATTTATCCCCGCGGTCTCGTCGAGAAACCATTCGGCTAAAAAGAATTGTAATTTTTGGCGAATAAATTGAGCTACGGATAATTGCCCGTTAGTCAAAATTAAATCGCCGTTGGTTACGGTTAGGTCGTTCGTAGTTGTGTCAAGTTGTAAATCCATAATAAAAGCATAGAGCAAGTTCGCCCGATGCGCTACGGTTTTCTACTCGGCTTTAACCTTGGTAGACGCCACGGACGCCGGGGACGTCATGGGGGTTGCGGGTGCGCCCGTTGGTGTAGGGCCGCCCGGCCCCGGCGAATATAGGTGGGTGTGAGAGTCGTAGGCGGCTTTTATTTTATTAAGCTCGGAGAGAACTTTAGAGGCAAGAGACAATGCGTCCCCTTCCCCTGATAAAACGATTAAATCAGCTAATGCGCGAATCGCCGATCCTTCGAGAACTATCTCACCATTTGGCTTGACTGATATCTTAGACGCGGCGTTCTTAATTACCAAGTCCTCAGACGAGACCCCGTCAAGCGGCATCGTCTCGGGGTAGACCCCAAGGTAAGCGATTGCGTCGGAGATATTAAATTTTCTTGGATCAACCGGGTCAACTATCCCGCCTTTGTTTAACCAAACGTCCAAAGACCTTTGAGAAAAAATTAAGTTTACATAGTCCCCAACCTTTACCGGGAGAGAAATAAAAGCGTCGTTAGCTCGATAAGTAGCGATAGGAACTTTTGAGATCACGGGGATATCTACTAATTCGCCATCGGAATACCTCTTCTTTAAAACGGGTTGCACGTCTACGAATCCTTTAGCGTTATCAACGGCCACGACTTGCGCGGGTATAGACACGTTTACGTTATTGAGAGCGTTCTCTATTGCCTGATTCATTACAAAACTAAACGACGGTGTTTCCATTATACTGCCTCGATTTCGGAATACCATGGATTAGCATGAGTGTCCCCTTGATGATTTACTTTTTGAACTCTAAAAACCCCGGTAATAAACTCGGACTCGATTTTGATTCTACGCCCGGGCTTTATGTCAGGGTTAAGCAGTGCAAGACACTGGACGCCGGACTCCGCTTCTTTACCGTCGGCACCCTTTACGAGTCCCTTATTTACGATCTTTGTTTTCTGAGGGGTGCCAATCAATCCGGTTTCGCTATTCAAAAGAATAACTTCCTCATCGGTGCCCACTCCAATAGGTAAAAATTGTAGTTGTCCATTTTGTATAGACCACTCAAGCTTTTGTCTACGGGCGATCATGTTTAAATGATCTCTATTCGACCCACTAAGAGTTACCCCATTGAGAAACTGATCGTTTAGATTGATTCCTTTTTCTTGTCCTTTATCCAACCCCATTGCGTTTTTAACTGCGCCGAGAACGTCGCCGAGAGTAGCCCCCGGGGAAAAAGATTTATCTAATCGTGAGCGAGCAAAAGCGTCTTCGCCGTCTCCCGCTTCGATAGTTGTTATTATGTCCGCACCAACTCTTTTCGTTACGATCCTAGCAGTGTCGCCGACAAATAAGTTTTTGACGTTCTCGCCGTAACCCGCATTAAAAATAATAGTTGGTGGGTTAGTCTTCGCCGACCATATCTTAGTTACGCCCGTCTCTAAATCCTTTACCGCGTTCTCTTCGAGTAAAGACCTTGATTCTTTACTTAGATTGTAAACGTCGATAGAGATCACGTTCGGATTAGACTCGATAGATTTTTCACATTTAAAAGCGACTCTAAGACCCGAGATCATAATCCCATTGGGATCGTTCGCACGTCCCGAGAATCTAGGCCCAATAAGTAAAGAGTATTTACGATCAAAAAGTAGATTGCTCATTCTAAGACCGTCCCCGTCTCAAGGTAATAAAAAGTGTGAGTCCCCTCATCGAATGAGTCCTCAGAAACTTCCCTATCTTGATTCTTATTATCAATAACCACGAAATCGCCCGGGGGCATACCCGGCTTTTTAAAGCGATTGAGTAGAGAGTACGAAATAACCAAGGGAACGCCCGAGACAAGTAAAGTCCCATTCTCTTGCGAAATCCTCATAAACCATCTTTTCGATCTATGGTTAAGTTGGAAACCCAAAATATAAATAGTCCCGTCGAGAGATATGGAAAACTCTTGATCGGGTTGTACGGGGTCTATTGGTAAAGTAAGTAAAGCCATGATTTATTTTCCTATAAATGCGCCGACAATTTGTTTTAAATACGATCCGGGTTTCGGTGCCGGGGTAGCGTTTTTTCTACCTTGATCCGACTTCTTTACCGCGGCTTTAGTTTTAGGGACTGCGATTCTTACAGTTTGAGAGGTAGCATAGTGAACCTCTTGAAACTCTAAATGGACGTTGATAGATTGACCGTTTTTATTGTCGCGCTTTACGTTGAACGCGATCAGGATAAAGTCTTTATACTGCTTTAATCCGGTAATGATTGTTACGGGTTTCTTATCATTTCTAATGAACATGAACTCGTTAATAGCGTCCCTTAAACGAGCGTTCCCGCTTGGGATAATTGTATCGTCTCGTAAGTCCGCCTCGTCGTCTACTACCGTCCCACCACTTATATTTTTAGCAGAGAGTAGACCCGCCATCGTTTTAGAAGTTGATAAAGCCGCGGTAGCTAATGCGCCCGCGAGAACTCCGCCGAGAGCTTGACCAATCGACGCCGCAACCGAAGAGGCAAGACCCGCTTCCGAAGCTTCTAAAGAAAATGGGGTCTCTGATAAGACCCCGTCGATTGTAACTTTTTGCGGCTTTAAAATAATGTGGTCGGTAATATCGACGCCTTTTTCTACGGGGTGCTGAGTGACCTCTATAGGGGCGTCGAAGGATTCGGATAAAGTCGCATCTAAAAAGATTGCCGAACTACTTCCGAGTTCCGTAATGTCTCTCGCGATGCGAGTCCCTTTTTGGGGGGCACCCAATAAAACGCTAACCGTTGCCATATACTTTACTCCGTAGCGGGTGCCGTTTGGCGTCCGCCGATTCTAAGTGCCTCTTGTAAACTTCCTTTTACTCCGCCCTCTACACGTTCGCCGACCATTACAGGATCAACCCCCGGCCCGACGTTTATAGTGGTGTTCGCAGTAACCGAAGTCGCTTGACTATTACCGCCGATTGATCCCGCACTAAGCATTGGATCGCGTTTTCGCCATGACTCCGTATCAATTTGTTTTGAGAAATCCGTCTGCATAAATTTAATACCGGGTAACTTTAAGAACACTTTACCCGCAAGATTTAATAAGCTCGGAGTCGAAGCAACTATCGCAGAAATAAAACCTTCGGAGACTGCGTCCCCTAAGAATTTACCTACCGATAACCCCTCATCTTTTGCCATTTGTTTTAGGCTATCCCACATACCTTTAAAGCCTGCGACCATGTCTCCCGTGTAAGAATCCCCACCGTCTCTAAGATAAGTAAAGAGGTCTTCCACTGCGAGTAAGACTAAAGCGATTGCCGCTACTAAAAGTAAATATGGCCCTAAAGCTTTTGCCCATGTGATAAGAAACTCAGTCCCTAGCAATCTAACGACGTTTATAAGGCTATGTAGCCCTTTTAAAGTGACCGCCGACCATAGGAGACCCAAGGCGATTGTAAAGGCCGTGACGGCCCTCTTACCGATTCCTAGACCGTCCCATATACTAGTAAAGACTCTTAGGACTACAAAGCCCGCAGAGAACACCACTTTAAGCGCAGTCGTGAGTCCTTTAAAGAATCCGATTAAGTTCGATTTAATTATGTCTTTATTAACGACCAACCACTCTCTAAAAGATTCCATTACCTCGATAATTTCGGGGGCAAGTTCTAGGGCGATCATGTTCTTAAGGAAACCCACAAGAGAGATCGTTCTATCGAAACTATCGTTAAATTCGCCTAGGCGTTCGATGTCGTCTTTAGACATGATCCCGCCGAACGCGTCCGCCTCGGCCATGAGTGATCTAAGTTTATCCGGCCCCTCTGATAACATTTCGACAAGTCCCCCACCCGATTTACCGAGTAAAGTAAGAGCAGTCGAAGCGCGTTTCCCCGGGTCAATTGTTTGGAAGCTATTAGATAGGTCGAGAAAAATGTCGGTCGCTGATCGTGCTTTACCCGAGGTATCCTTTAGTTGGATTCCCATTTTTCTAAAAGCTTTAGCACCGTCCCCGCCCGAATCTTTAATCGCCTCTTGGACGTTTTTGTTAAGGAACTTTAATCCCGTCCCGACCTCTTCAATTCCTGCGCCCGCCATTTTACCCGCGTAGCCTAGTCTTTGAAGTTCCTCGACGGCAACCCCCGCCGTCATAGCAATAGTCTTGATCTCATCGGCGGTATTAGCTGAGGTCTTTACCATAGCGAATATAGCGGCACCCGTCGCTAGAACCGTTGCACCCATAGCGAGTAAATGATTCTTAGTCTCATCTACTGCCTTGGTAAACTCTTCTAATTTTTTATCCTCGATATCGAAACCGAGGAGAGTAATCAATTCTTGAACGACCATATTTACCTTCTTTTTGACTCAGCTTCCGAAATCTTGCGGGCCTCGTCTTCCATTTCTTCTTTAATATCTAAAGCCTCGTTAGCCTCTGCAAGATCGCAAAGAGACCATTTGTTTTCGATCTCTTCGAGCGATGCCATACCCGCCAACCATATCCGCCAAATGTCCCATATCATATCATCGGGTATTTTGACGGCTGATTTACGGCCTAAACTTTTAGGCCTTTTGCGCCTAGGCCTTTCCAAAAATCCCCGAATTGAACCTTAAACGATTCAAACACTACTTTAAATAAGTGTAGGTATTTACCTTGGAAGTGATCGTCATAGACGCTAGATAAAGTTGTCCCCGAGTTAGCTACTAGAGTCCCGGTTAATAGACGCTTAAAAAGTAAATCAATGGTGTCCGAGTCTACTCTATCGTATAGACCCGCCATGATTGAGTTAATCATTTCGGGAGATAAATCAACGTCTTTAATATTGAGTTTCTTTTTATCGTCGCCACTCTTTAAAAGCATGATTGTTTTAATAAGAGGTTCGCCCGCAAGTTTAGTAATGTCAGTTAATAACCGAATCCCTACCGAAGTAGGGAAGGGGTTAATATCGTATTTAATGTTATCGACTTCGATTGTTTGGAGTGTTTTCATAAAAATTAGTTTCCGCCGTTATAGTTTTTAAGGTTGTCAGTCGTGATTATCCAAGTTCTATTCCCTACCGTCTTACCATAAACGGCATCCGGGTCTTTTTGGATATAGGCTTGCTCGGCACCGTGTAAAGACGCGCCCGACGAATCTTTAACAAGTACGGGAACTATCCCACCATTGTTAAGTTCGTCCGCCAATGCGAGGTTAGATAAGTAAGCGTTCGACTCAGACGATTGCATTAACTCTAAAGTAAATGTCCCCGACTTATCGTTTGACTTCGCTCTCGTCCCTTCGCCATCGGCACCCATAGTAAGGGTAAAGGCGTCGCTAGTTCTAGCAACCGTAACCATTGTATCCTCGGCGAACCCTGTAATAGCTCTTACGCCGACGATCACTTGAATCTGTTTTGGATCATACGTTTTCATTTTTAAAATCTCCTATAGTAAAGTATGCCGTTAATTAAAGAGTAACCGTTCCTTGGATTTCTACCGCGTGAATTGCGCCCGCTAGTCTTGCGGTAAATTTAATCCCTGTAAGTCTACGAGTCGCCTTATCATTTTGAGAAATATCCGCCGCTTTAGGAACCGTGATCGTATAGTCTTGAGACGATGCAATCCCGCCCGATCTAACCGCCGCCTCGAAAATGAATCTCATATCATTCTCAATGATCGCGATTCCCGAGTCCGTGTAAGGCACTTTATCAGACGTTGCAAGAGTCCCAAAGATTTTCTCTTCTAGGCGCGCTTGTAACCAATCTATGAAACGAATCACGTCCATATATTCGCCGCCGATAACTTTACCGTTTTGCGATACACTGATCCCACCAATATTAACGTAGTAGTTTACGTTCTTAGTATCTAGGTTCGCTTGCTCGCCGTCTGTTAGCTTGTCAACCGTAACCGCCGCCATAGTCTTAAAAGCCCATGTTTCTGATCCGGGCGGTAAAGGTGCCACACGTCCAACGATTGCCCCGTCGATAAAATCGTTAGGGGTTTTAGAAAACCAAAAGGCCGTTCTAAAAAGATTTTTCGCTTTCATTAAAGACGCCTGATCTGTCGTTACGTTTGTTAAAACGTCCGCGTCGTCACTTCTTAAAACGTACATACGTCTCATAGCTTCAATCGTTGCCGATGCCACGTTGATAGTTACGTCGTCTTTAGCCGTTGTATGAAGGAAGTACCAAGCCCCGTCAATGTCGTTAGCTTTTAAAATGTCTGAGTCTATACCATTGTTCTCAACCGTATCAACTAGAGTAAGCTTCGCGCCCACTGCTACGATTGACCCTTGACCCGCGCTGTCCGCTGTAAGGATCAGAGTAGTAGTTCCCGAGGCCGTCATTTTACAATTACTATCGGCATTGATAAGAGCGATCAATCCCGTCACTACTTCCGCCGCCGTTTGGTCGGAGTCCGAAGTAAAGGCGTAATCAGTCCCGTCAATTGTAACCGTGTAAACTGTAATCGCTTGGACTGATACGTCCGGCGTGATCGTGCTAATTTGCGCCACTGCTACCGATGCTAAACCAATCTTTAAAATTGGTGGGCGTGGTGTTTGAGAGAAAATCTTTTGAGCGAGTAAATACTCAGCATCCGAAAGATCGTAATCCTCTGCTACCGCCGCGATTGACGAGTACGATCCAATTACTCCCACTTGACCGTTAGGCCCTAGGATCAAAGGAACGCCGAAACCCGCTTGAGTTACGCCCGCCGTTTGTCTGCTAATTTGTACGTTTACAATTTTCTCTAATCCCATAAATCCCCCGTCGTTAAGGTAAAGTTGTCTCAACCTCTATTATATCCGTTGTTATCTCAGTGTCTTGATCCGTAATAAGAACCCCGTCCATTTCGATCTCTAAGATCGGTTGGATTGGTGTATCCCTTACCATTGCGTATTGGACTGTAAAATCTATTTGCGCTCGTTCGGTATAGACCGTATTTTCTAGCTCGGTTAAATCTCTAGGGCCGTCGTCCGAGAGAATTGATATTCCTGCTCTACTCATTTCTTCGATAACGTCCGCACGATCCATTGAGTCTCTTACTTTCGATAAAGTTTCGTTCGCCCCTTTACCATAGAAATTAACAGACACTAGGCACGTTCTTAAACCCTCAAGCGTAAAGACGTAATCGGGTTGTCCTAGGGTCGTAGTCGCTTGACCCCTAGTCTCATCTATCCCACCAACTCTAACGCCTGCGACGATTACGAGAACCGATCCGTAGGGAAGTTGTGGGCGCGCCTGAGATTGACGGGCCTGTATTACGTTAGAATACCCGGACTCTCTTTTGATCCAAGTTTGAAGGGCCGCATATATTTGGGCTTGAGTAATCATTAAGCTACCTCTGCACGTTCTTGATTAACGACGATTACTTTATAGTAGTCCGTCCACTTTTCCACGCTCTCAACTTGGAAGGTTCCGCCGTCGATTGTCACGATGTCCGCAGTCGCGCCCGTCGTTTCATTATTCGATTGCATTAAATCCGCCGAGTAAAGTTTATGGCGTTGTCTCGTTCTATCTCCCTCGGGTATCCTGACTAGGTCTTTACCGCCTAACGGTTGAACACTAGCGAAGACGTTAATAGTCGAAGACGTCCCGGGAACGTAAACTCCCGCGCTATTGTATGACCCGGTAGCTACTCTTTTCGTAGAGTAGTTTTGTCCGTTCATGCTCGCTATTAAATCCCTACCTAAACTAATCATATTATTTTACCTTTTTAAATTTGCCTTTCATTTGCACCGCATACGTTAGACCGTTAATCATTTGCGCCGTATCTACTAGAGGTAAAGACGACCCTTTCGCGTCCTTAGTCTCTTGGGTGTTTTCCGGGTCTACCCCTGCTCGTATCGTTGCCCTGATATCCGAGAGAACTTTTTCCCCGGCGATTCCTAGGGCCTGCTCTACGGGCATCTTTACCTTAGGGTCTAAAACCATAGTAGCGAGCTTTATCATCATTGCTTTATGCTCGGCATACTTAGTGGTCATGGTTGAACGAATAAAAGATCGTTCCGGTATATGCCCACCATTTCTCTCGGTTCCGTATTCGTTCCAAGTGGCGACGTCTACTAGTGTGGGTGCCTCAAACATAGTGACGGCTTTACCGTCTTCCGTCGTCGAAGTTTTCTTTTGCTTCGCCTCTTCGCCTCGGATACCTACCGCGACTTGTGAATTTTTAGACATTTCTTTTACTTGTTTAAGAAATTGATTCATGCCTAAATCTTTAACCGTCACGCTTCCGAATTTTGCCATTATGTAACCATAGGGGTAATGAGTAATGTTTTTCTAAGCATGATAAACATACGTCCGTATTTGTTCGCGGAGAGTATTTGTTCGCTCGCTGATCCGCCGTTAAAATTAACAGTCCCGTACGAACGAGATAAATCTCCCACGCGTTCCATAGTTACGGGGCCGGATACATTCGACTTTACCCCGCCGTCACTACCTAGACCGAGATCGGCCATTAGAAAAGCGGTCATATATTGAATTGCGAATTTTGCTTTTTTAGTTCCCCATTTACTCTCACATACAAAAGTGCGAGCAACGTCGATATAAATTTCGATAGTGGGATCAGATACCGCGGAGAACTCCGGGGCGGTTGACTTAACGTCTGCGGGTGTAACTTCGATCATGGTTTCGTCCTTTGTAATAAGAGGGGCGAATCGTCAATCATTGACTTAACTTAATAAAAAGTGAAACGCCCTTACTCATAGTGTAGAGGGCGATTCACTTTACTGCAATATTTAATCGTCGTTAGCATTGCCTTTTAGGTTGTGACCAAGGTCAACCGTTTGGACTTCCCCACCCGTGTCTAATTGACGAGACTGCGAACGGTCTCTTAGTTGAGGTTGTTCATTGAGTAATTCAATTTGTTTTTTAAGCGTCCCTTTCACTTGGTTTCTATCCTCTTTTTTCGACCAACCCTCTAGGAGTTCTAAGTCGAAAGTTTCCTTTACGAGTGCGTTGGCTTGAGGAACTTTCAAGAGCTTTAAATGATCTAAGTCCGCCTCTGATAATACTACATTCTCATTGGTGTTTTCTTCCATGTCAGACTCTTCGACGATGAGACCCGCTTCGATTCTTTTAACGATAGAGGGGTGTTTACGAGCGACCGCCCACTCTGCGCCATTTACGGTATTGATCCCGGGCTTTAGAGAGATTGAGTTAATCGTTACGAGCGACGTTGTGGCGTTGTTCACTAGCATAGGTGTCCTTTGGTTGGGGTTACTGATTCGTTCGGATTAGTATGGAAGAGACGGGACGATAACGCAAGATTGACGATATATGTCACACCAATTAGATTCGATTGACGCCAAAAGTAGAAACAAAAAAGGCACCCCGTAGGGTGCCCATTTTTAGTTTTTTCTCGTCTTCTATCTTATTCGTTATTAGATATCGTCGGCGTAAACCGCTGATAAAGGATAGTAGAAAAGAACCCCACCGAAACGAGAGTGACATGGGACTACGAACTCTAGGTTTCGTGGTTGTGGGTCGAACTGCTCGAAGTCTTGAGGGATTTCTAAAGAAACCGCCTCAGGGTCGCGTCTATACGCCATCGCTCTACGTCCGCCCGTTGCCGAAGCAGTCTCAAGCTCATTTAACCATTCTACGTTTTTAATAAACTCAGATTGCTCTAAGAACATTTGTAGAATTGTTTTTCCCGCAGAGTCGTTATTTGTAAATGGCGTCGAAGCGATATACAGGTAACGAGTTCTTGGTAAAAGTAAAGTGTCCGGTTGTTCAACCCCTTTAGTTTGGTTTACAACCGCATTGGCCATCATGTGTAGATCGCGTAGAATCTGAGGCGCAGTTTTAAGCGCGATACCGTTCGCGTCTACCCATTCCGTATCAGTAGCAGTGTTATCCGCAGGGATTACGATAAAAGGCACGTTAGAATGGTTAAGAAGACCTTTGAACCCCGTCTTAGTATCCCCTAGGAACGCTAGATCGTTTTCAGTTTGAAGGATCGCTCTTTTTGCCGCGTTGGCTTTTCTTTGCTCAAGGTTTTTTCCTTTAGCTTGAGACTTACGGATTTCCATTACTGAGTAACCGTAAGAACAACCAAGAGACTTTACCGGGTTGATAAATTGCTGACCTTGAACGTCTGCTCTAGGTAGATCGTCCGAGTAACCTACGATCATTCTCGCCATACCTAATTGGTCGAATGATTCGTAAACGATAGCATCGGCCCACGGTTCCGCTTCGCTTGATACTGGAATAAGAAGACGCGCTTTTAGTTGTGCGTATTTCTTATCGTATGAGCGAGACTTTACGAACTCTAGTTCTCTTGCGAAGAAAATAGATTCGTTAGCATCTAAGTGTGGTAGATCAACGATCTTACCCATACCAAAGGCCATAGCCCCCGATGCCCCGCCGATCATGTGGTGAGTGTTTAATAAATCATGGAACGAATACGCAAGCGTATTGATCTCATGTCCGAAAGCGATTCCCGCCATCGTTAGGGCCACTAGGGCAAGTAAACTAAATACTAAATACTTTTTCATAATTGCATCCCCCTCAAAGGTAAAGTTTAAAACATTTTTAGATCAGTATCGTGGACAAAAGAGAGCAACCGATTAAAGGTCGATTTCTAATACAGCTAGCTCGCCGCCGTTTACAGTAGACGACTTCCATTTTGACTTCGGTAGAACCGCAGTAAATGAAGAGTCCGCCGCCCCTCTAAGCGCACCAAGTTGAGTGTTTCCACCATTTGCCGCGAAACGAGCGTTTACCGTAGACGTTCCTTCCGTGATTACGTCTTCCGCCGCAATCCAGATACGACCTTTACGCATTGTAGGGACAACCGATTTAGCGATATACCCCGGTGCTAGACCGTCGTTTTTTGATTCCATTTCGTGAGAGGCTACAACGATACCGCGAACTAATTTCTCGTCCGTGATTTCGGCCGCCGCGTCCGGGTGTACGATCTCGCGTGTAGACGCCCCTCTAGTAACTACACAACCGAACTTTACTTCGCCCGTTGTGTTGATTAGAGACTCAACGTCTTTAATCATTGTAGAGTCGGCGATTGCCCCTACTCTTCCCGCCGCTTGATTGATTGAATAACTAGTTTGCATAAATCCCCCTAATCGAACTTTTATAGTGTTGTTAAACTAAAACTTATTTCTTGTTAGCTGATAAAGGTTGTTTCCATAATTCCTTATCGCTATCCGCGTTCTTTTGTCTTGCCGCTTTAGAGTCGAACTCCTCGTCTTTACGCGAGTCTGTTTTAGAAGCAAGTTGAGTTCTACGAGAGTCGTAAGCCCCTAGGTCGTCTACGATTGAATCAAAACGAGCTTGAACGTAATCAGACGACTTGTCTTTCATACTATCCGCTTTAGTTTTCTTTTCGATTACCATAGTCATTACTTCTAAGTCAGACTTAGAGTCGATAACTACTTCCGTCCCTAGAACGCGTCTTGCGGCGTCTTCGATCTTAGTTCTCGTCTTTACCGCTTGAGAGATTTTCTCCGGCGTTACTGAGTCTTTATGCTCTTTAAGCTTCGCTTCCATAGAGTCAAGGTTCGCTTGTAGCTTATCCTCTTTTTTCTTAAATGCTTCCGCCTCGTCTTCCTCTTTTTTCTTAAGTGCCATAATCTCAGCATCCGAGTCCGCCTTTTGTTTAGCGAGCTTGTCTTCGTTGTCTTTACGCTCTTTCATAATAGCATCGTAAACCGCTTGAGTTACTTCTACGTCTTTACCGTCGATCTTGATTGTTTTCATGTCTTCCCCTTCGTTTTCTTTACCGTTATTGGTCTCGATTTCGATTTCTATTTCGTTTGTCTCTATAGCGTCCATAGCGTCCATGCGTAGGCGAACCGATGGCCCCGCACGTCCACGATCTACGATAGCGACGTGATTGTATTTAATGTTTGTTTGACGAACGTCGTATTTCTCGCCTTTATATTCCCCGGACTCTTCGATCATGTCCGCAGTATATCCGCACGATAATTCTTTTTTGCCCATACCAACTTTAGCGATCATGTCCCCATGAGCGACGATGGCCTCGGCACCAATACGGATGCCGTCGGAGTTAGTGACGTTCTCACCAATCCAACCGACTGATAAAGCCTTTACGTTGGCGGGGGTAACGAACTCCTCGGGATGATCGTCTGTTAATGGTGCCATTTGGAGAGTCGCCAAAGAGTCAGGATCGAAAACGTCGTCGGGGTGTCTTAATTCCCTAACGATTGATCCGTCTGCTTTACGGTAAGTGAAAACCCCGGTTCTCGTAAGGAACGCGGGAACGCGAAGAAAACCTTGTGTGGTTAATTCGCCCTTATCTTGGATCGTAGCTTTTAAAATTCTTATACTCATAGATTTATGCTAATCGGTTAGGTTTATTCGTGCAAGTGGTTAATGATTTTATTCGTCGTCGTCTTCGCCGTTGATCCCCGGGACTAGGTCTTCGAGGTAAGGTTCGGCATAGCATCGGCACTGGAAGTCGTCTCCCGGGTGCCCGGTATCAGTAGGCGGATCGTCCCACGAAAATACCTTCCCCTCATTGGCAAAATGCGAAGGAACGGCGTTCGGATAAAGTCCGCCCGGTGCCCCTCTCACGCGTTCGTCGCCCATCGTTCGCCATGTATAACGCTTAATCCCCAAATTAGATTGGCGCACTTGCGTTAGTTGACCGTTTAATTTGTTTATTTGGTCACGGGCGATGAGGTTCGCTCGGTTTCTCACGTTCCCGACGCTCGGATCAATATACTTTGTTATTGACTCGGCGATAGTTTCGGCACGTTGTCCGCCTTGGAATCCTCGAAAGATTTCTTGGGTTACGTCGGTAAAAGCTTTATCCGTAAGGGACTCAGCTAGCCCGACATTCGTTGCCGCAAATAGGGCCATCTCGCCGGGTAAAGACGCAGAGGAGACTAACGGGTTTATGCCGATAACCTTTTCTATGTTTTTACTGATCGTTGAGATATTCCAAGACGAGACGTCGAACCCTCTAGCGAGGATAACTTGTCTTAGTTGGTCTAGGCTATACTTACCAGAAAAGTAAAGACGTGCTTCGTTTATAAGCTTGTCTAGGTCGTCCGGTGCCGCATCCCCTCTCATGTGACTAGGTCGATACTCTTGGAACGATCTCACCAATGTAGGAAGCTGAGGCAATACAATAAGGCGAATCGCTTCCGCGAACGCCTCGACGTATTTACCTAGATCACGTTGATACTCACGCTCTAAATGGATTGGGGATTTAGGGGCAAGAGGGCGAGGAAGCTTCTTTCGCTTGCGCTTTTGAAGCATCCTCTTTGCCGCCATTCTTAAATATAATTCGGAACTATTGTTTAACATTAAAAAACTTCCGTAACTCTAATAGACGCCGTTACCGCCGCTTTAGCGTATAGTGCGCCGACCATGCCACTGTTAGACTCGTCTAGGATCATACCTTGAGACGCGCTCATTACGTTAAGTGTAGACTCGCCTTTCGCCGTAACAACCGTTGAGGCCGTAACGTCTAGCTCGTCTATACCTAGAGTAGTATGCTCAACCGAGATAGTGAAAGGAACGCTAGGGGCGTAAGGCGAATTGATTGTCGTCTCCGCCGTGATCGCGGCCTCGCTCTCGTCCTTTAAAGTGATCGTAGTCATTTCTAGTAATTCAGGAAAAGGAACTCCCGTCATAAAGAACGTGTATTGTCCTAGCCCAAGGTTAGCGATTAAAGTAATGGCCTCAAGTCCCGGTAGCAGTCTTAGTGCCGCTTGCACGGTTGGTTGAGTATCATCCCAATCAAGTAAAGACGTTTCGTCGTCGCCGTACTTAAGTTTATATGATCCCTCTGCGGCGGGTGCCGATAGAGTTATCTTTTGCGTTTCCGATTGCTCGCTCGTATTGCCTAGATTGACCTCAGCTTGGAAGGTCGGCATTGCAGTTTTTACCCCGCGTGTGACTACGATACCCTCATCCCAATAGCCATCAACCGTAAGTAAAGGATCGTTAAGCATTTCTCTTAAGCGTTGCTCTAATAGCTCGTTCTCTACGTCGTCGGGAGTAAATGTTTGATCTACTTTTCTAAAGTAAGTTGGGATAACTGAGTCTTGGTAATTAAGTGATAGGGTAAAGTCTCCCTCTTCCGGGTAATCATTCGACGTAATTGTTTGAACGTCTAAGACCCCTAGAGTCTTCATAGTAGATTCTACTAAGCTTACCTTAGAGTTAGTCGGTGCGCCCGTCATAGTAATGACGATGGCCGTAGCCGTTGTCCCCGATACCGTAATGAGCGTATAGCCTGCTAGTAATCTAATCGCCGCTTGGATTGCCGCCGCGTTCGCATTGTAAGCGATTGCCGCCGTTGTAAGGTCTCCAATCTTTATTTTGAAAGTCCCCGATGCGGGCACTAAATTTGGTGTGATCGTTTGAACCTCTACTACGTCCGTCGCAGGAATAGGCGACCACGCACGAACACCAACTACGATCACGGGAGAGCTTGTCCCAAGTGTCTCGACCTTAAAGCCCTTACGAGCTGAGTTCGGTTGTAAAATTTGCGTGTTTGTCGTAGCTACTAAAGCGATTACGTTACTTCGTTCCATGAGGCCCCCTTAAAAATTTTTATTTTTGTTCTCTAGCTCTTTTGTCTTATTGATAATATCATCCACGCCCTCGTTAGCTTGTTCGACCAATACCTTATCGAGTGAGGCGTCTATACTCGTCTTAAGTGAGAACTTGTCCCCACCAAAACGAGACTTGCGGATTTCGCTCGGATCAACCACGCCCGCGTCGATATACTTAATATCCGTTTCGGCTTGTTTCGCGTTCGTTTCCGTTTCTTCTTTTTCAGACGCTTGCCATAACGATGCAAAAGCGATGCTTAGTTTTGAGTGGTCTATACCTAACTCGAAACAAACTTCTTTTGCGATGGCGAGCATTTGCGGTGCCAATTTATTTTTACGGTATGCCTCAAGGAAGTTATACCAATTCTCTGAGTCGTGGTCTCCCGTTGCCCCTAGTCCGCCGCCCGCAGGCGATTGACCAAAGAGAACCGTTCTAGGGAAGCTCGATTCCGCCGCTAATCTATTCTCTGCGCGGTCTACTAGTTCCCCCGCCCCTGTAAGATTTCTTACCTTGTAATCGAAGTCCTCTCCCTCGGCATCCAATACAACGGCCCTTACCATTGATTTAGTCATGTTTACGAGTTCCATTCTTTTTAAGACTAGGTCGTCGCAATCCGATGCCACTTGATCGGCAAGGTTCTTGATTTTGAATACAGCGGTAGACATATCTTTTAGGGCCGCATTGACTGAGTCATGGGCGAATGAATAGTTTCGGATAGAGTCATATACTTTACTTAAGACCGTATCATCCCAATAGCCGTTTGATTGGTAAAGACGTTCCGGTAGTTTCGCGCCGTCGAATCTTACTAGGCGTGTAGCATTGATCTTAGTCATTAGCTCATTAACGAGAATCGCGTCTCTACCAATAAACGTGTATTGGCATGGCTTTTTAAAGTTGGTCGATAACATATCCTTGTCAATGTCTTCCCACGTTGCGTATATCTCGAACCTATGGAAGACGACTAAAGCTTTAATTACCGGGGGTGCTAATGGATCGACGGCATTTTGTAGGATAAGATCGTCGTCATACGCTTTAAGAATTGCACTCCCGCCGTATAGACGCCCTTTCGTGCCTGCCTCGACGATCTTATCATCGAAACATAATTCTTTTAGGCGTTCGTTAAGTCTCTCCGCTTCGCTCGTCGAGATACCTTCCCACTCATACCCTTTTTCTAACGACTCAGCGACGGGGGCGTCAACGATCTTAGTCGCCATGGCATCGCCCGCGTAAAAGTGTTCGATGTCCACTTCGGTCATTTTATTCCACTTGATATCTTGGTGAGTTCGGGCGTCCTTTTCCTTGCGGTTAAGCCCCGAGATAATATTCGACCAACCGTCTAAGCGCATTTGGTTGCTAAAGAAGCTCTTAAGCCAATTGCCGGACTTTTCCGCGGCACCCTTAGTATCTACCTTCGTTTGATTATTTTTTGTCATTTTGATCCCCTAATAGGTTTAGGGTAGTGCATAAACGGACAACCGCCAACTATAAAATAATTGAGCGATTGCGTTAGTCTTAGGCTTTGGTCATGGCGGAGAGAGTCGTCTTCGATCCGACGATAGCGTTAAAGGCACCCGAGGCGGCATCGACCTGATCGTCTTTGACCTTCCCTTCCCCGTCAAACGATTCCATTTCGGCGAGAAACTTTTCGTTCCATGCGCCTTTTAGAATGAAGACGTTCCCCGCCTCGGCTTGGGCGGAGAGCGGTAACGCCCTTGTCATTTTATCAACCCGAGCAGGGAATTTTTTCACAACGAACCCGGCAAGGTTGGAAACATGATCGTCCGACTCAGCTACTCCCGCTTGCCCCGGATCGACCTCTATCCCGATCATACAATTACGGCCATCTTGTTCGGCCATTGATCTTATCGTGGTCTTTACCTTTAGTGGGCGACCTTGGAACCTCTCAACGTGGACGATATAATATCGACCTTGACCGTCCTTAAACATTTTAAGCCCCGCCGTCCAATCCGGGTTAGGGTTCGATGGCGACGGTTCGGTCGCCGCTCTATCCCAATAGCGTATGCGCGAAACAATGTTAGGGGGTAAAGCCTCGACCTCTTGAAACCATGATCGGCGAAACACGTTCCCCGCTGATCGTCTGATTTTCCAGTTACCGTCAAGTAGTTGAGCGCGGGTCACTAGGTCGAGTGCCATTAGGTTCGACATATACTCGGGGTCTTTATCGAGTAGGATTTTATTGTCTGATATTTTGGCACTGATAAAGGTTACTGATTTAGGTAGCTCTACTTTACCGTACTTGTCGATAAGGTCTTGTCGTTCGTCCGCCCAAATGATTTCGTCGCCTCTACGAATAAACCAACGAAGCACTCCCGACCTCTCGGCTATAGGGAACCCGGTATCCTGATCTATCCACCAACTAAAAAACTCAGCGACCCACGAATCGGGATCAGGGTTACAAGTCATGCGGACGTGTCCGGGCACTCCCGACGACGAACGTAAACGAGAGAGCATATAAAAGAATTGGGTCTTGGTAAAGTGCGTGACCTCATCGAAACCGATATAGGCTACTTGCGCCCCTTGGTAGTTGAGGACGTCACTCTCTAAGAATAAATGGTCGAACTTAATTAGTGCCCCTAGCTTACTGATCGACTCAGGGGGTGCGGGGAATCTAAACTCTAAGCGCGCTTGGTTAGGCGTGGCACCGAATAGCGGGAATAGGTTAGATGATTCCGACCATAGTCCCCCGGGCGTTGTTATCATGGGACGCTCACGTCTAAAGATCAACCCCGAGAAATTAGGGTTATCATAATGGCGTAAAGCATCTAGTAATAGTGCGTATGATTTACCGCCGCCCGCCGCCCCACCGTATAGAGCGATGTCCGCCGTAGTAGACAAGAACATAGATTGCGGGCCGGGTTGCGCGGTAATGTTTATCGTTGGTGTTTCTTGGTTGTCCATGTGGTGCCTTAGTAGTCGTATGGCCCTTGGTCGTCATTGTCAAAAAGCCAATGCCAAAGGGTAAAGACGGCTATTACCGCCGCTAGGGTTAGAAATTGTAGGGCGTTCATTAGTTTACCTTTCATTTATGTTTGTCCTTTACGGCCTGCTTACGCGCCTCTTCTTTGGACGCTTCCTTTACCGCCGCTCTCTTAACGTCGTTCTCTTCGCGTGTACGCCCATTAGCGGGTATAGACAATAGGACTTTAGTTACCGGGGCGTTGAGGGACTTACCGTCCGTCGTGACGTCTATACGCTTAGGTGCTTCCCCTGTTAGGCGTGTAATGATCGCACCAAGGGTATTGAAGTCGCCCTTTTTAATGGCGTTGGCGAGTGAGGTAGCTATACCTACCTGTAAAGCAGTAGAACGCTTATCCTCTGCAACGGCTACAAGCTCGGCTAATGTCCCATTGAGGGCGATGTCGATTATCCCTTGAACGGTTTCGTTCGTTATTTTCTTTAGGGCCTTTAGTTCTTGGTTGTGGGCACCCGCCCCTAGTGGGTTGGCGTTGTTTCCCTTTTTGAATTGATGCTCTACCGGGGGCATGGGTCTATAAGCGACCACGGGTTTATCGGGAGATAGATTTTTCCCGACGTTCTTAGTTTTTTTAGCGGCGATTGCTTTTGCCTGCGCGCTTGTTTTTGGTTTCTTTAACGACATACCGATCCCGTCTAATGCCCCGTCTGAGGCGGTTTTCTTTTCAGGATGGCCGTAGTCGTCCAGAAATGCAAGTAAAATTTACATGGGGTGGGGTAAATGATCGTGTGAGGTATGGGGATGAGGGGATTTTTCGGGACGAAAAGGAACGAGTGATCGTTAGGGTAAAGACGCTATGGTATAGACGTAGCGCGTCTATACCTTATAGCTATCTAGGGTGCGGGAATAGGACTTGAACCTATAACCTCGGGGGTGTTGAGTCCCGCGCTCTACCATTGAGCTTTTCCCGCATATATTCATTAGTAATCGTGTCCACACTTAGGGCAATGATTCTCTAGGGTCTTCTTAGACTTGATAGTCATTTCGGTTTCTTTAATCACACGCCCTTTTGATTCCCCGGCATCCTTAGGGTGCAAGGTAGGGACGATTAAGTCTTCCACTAAATTTTTATCGAGCATAGTAAGGCTTAAGTCCATACCTGAGAAATCTAATTGTCTCACCAAGTCGGATAGGATTGGTAAATCCCACTCGCCCGCATTAGAGTTAGCGGCGATATTAGCGGCGATCTCTTTTTCTTTCGTCCAAAAGACCTCTCTATATTTGTAATTTTCGCCGTTGTAGGTAATAAACCCCTCGGCAATAGTCCCGGTCTTGTTTGGTTTCGCTAGCTCGTTAGTTATGCAAGCTTTACCGCCTGCAAAAACCTTTGACCTTTGATGTCCGCCGACTATCTGTTTTGTCTTTCGATTAAAAACCACGCAACCAAGATCGCCGAACTCTTTTAGAGCGTTCGTTAATTCTTTGATTCGCTTATCCGTGATTTTTCTTGGGTTGTTAGGATTCTCTTTTAGCGATGAGAGTTGTCTTTCGACGGCCTTAGGTGTTTTGGGTGTTTTTGTTTTTGTCATGGCGACATGATAGTCAGATAAGATTTAGTTTGGCAAGCCCCCAAAAAGCAAAGGGCCGGTAAAGCTCATAAAACTCTACCGACCCCATACACAACACAACACTTTTTCGAGATTACATTCTTTTAAAAGTTAGTATTACGAAAAGCTATACTCTTCTTTTTTCTTCTTTGCAAGAGGCTTTTTTGCCGCTTTACCTTTTGTAGCTACATTCTTTTTTAACGCTACGGGTGCTTTAGCCTTTACCTTAGTAGCAGGCTTTACCGCTTTAGCTTTTACAGCTACTTTTTTCTTAGTCGCTTTTGCCTCTACTTTTTTCTTTGCGGGTGCTTTAGCTACCTTAGTCTTTACTGCTTTAACGGGCGTAGCTTCTTTAGCTAGTTCCGCTTGAGTAGGTACGAAGTTCATACAAGCGTATCTAATCCATGCCGAGCAGTTACCGCCCGCGAATTTTTTAGCGTTGGCCTTCATTTTGTCAGACTCTTTTTTGCTCATCTTAATATTAAAGATTGATCTCTTTTCGTCTTCGCTTAATAGTTTTTTAGTTCCGATCATTTGTTTCCCTTGGTTAAAGTAAGTCGTTATTATTTATCACATAGAAATTAGAAGTCAATACTATCTCTAAAGCGCAACCCGATTGGGAAGCGAGGAACTTTATTCTTGCCCGTAAGTCCTTGGAACTTTACGACGAGGTACTTACCTATAGCTAAAGACGGCTTACGAATATACTTCGCCGAATCGTCTTGATTGCCTTTCGGCTTTACGTCGAATGATACACCATCTTTAGTAACGCAGGTAAATGATCCGACTAACCCTGTAAGTTTTCCACGCCCTTCGACCACGCCGACGACCTTAAACTCGGCATCGGTAAAGGTCTTATACTTAAGTAGGTTGTAAGATCGCTTGTTCTCGTAAAGCCCTTTAAGACTTCTTACCATTGCACCCTCGTAACCGCCGTCTATACATGATATGGCGAACGCCTCAGCATCTTGAGGAGAGTCAACCTTAAGGGTATAGACCAACCTTGCCCCATTGTTTATTGTCGGGTGTCTCTTCATTAACTTAGTCAGGTAATGTATTCTTACGTCTTGTTCTTGAGTCCCGATAATGTCATAGATATGGTATTGAGCTATAAGAGAGTTCTCATTCGGTTCCGCTGATCTAACCCCTGATACTATACGCTCGAAGTCGTGGCGTAAGTCATGGTTATATAATTCGCCGTCGAGCGTGATCTCTTGAGTCTCTTTAAACACCCTTAAGATCGCATCTACCACATGAGGGCACGACGTAATAGGCTTACGAGTGCGTGTCCATAAAGTCACGTCCTCGCCCTTTTTAACCGCTATACAACGTATGCCATCTAGTTTTGGTTGCACCAATGCGGGGAAGTCCATTTTATTGTAATGCTTTTCGACCGTGTGAGCGAGCATAGGTAAGACCCCACCCTCTATCACTTTATCGACTTTACCCTCTAGGGCGTCTTTACTTGACGTCACATAACCAGACTTAAGCTTCTTAGAGTAGAGAGCTTTACCCTCTGCTATAGCTTGCTCAAGTATAGACGTCTCATTTACTTTACCGAGGTTCTTGCCCTCTTTAATGACGTCTACACTTATTTGCGTTTGACCGCCTTGGTATCCATGATAGGTATAGAGTGTATCCTTTACGACCTTGATTCGCCATGCAAGGATTTTCCCGGTTGACGACTTCTTATAAAGGGCCGGACTATAGTAGTCCGGCGTAGGTTGTGTTGACATGATTAACCTTCCGTCGTTACGTCGAACTCGCTTATTCGTGTCATACGATTAAGCATCGCCGCTCGGGTTGTTAGCCTCTCCTCAAAGAAATGCTTAACGTCTATTTGGTCTCTATAACAGTAAAGCGTCCTTGTCTTATATTCCTTTACGTCTCTTAGTTTAAGGTAGGTATTTACCCCATGAATGGAGACGCATAGATCAGACTCACGCGCTTTAGAGTATGAGTTCTTTAAGTAGATAGCTACGACTTTACCTCTTACCCCATTTTGATTAGGCACCGATACAACCTTGCCGAATAGATGGCGAAGTTTATCCTCGTCCTTTAGTTTCTCGAAAGGCACTTCGACCGGGAGAGTAGGCGTCGCCACTGATCGGCAATTATAATGCTGAGGAGAATGATCGTCTCTAATTGGTGAGCGTATAGACCTCAATACCAATGCTCTAAGATCGGCATCCGTTTGACCGTATAGACGTGGTATCCCTAGAGTCGCCGCTAGTCCCGTCAATGCTTCGCCCGTAGCTACCTCGGGGTAAAGTTCCGTGTATATCTCGTATTGAGTGGTCGCGGGTCTTACCGGGTTATTTTTTAGTGCCTCTACCGTAGCTTTAAAGTCTTTACGTTGTGATTGCGTTAGTTGAGATAGATCAGTCACACCATATCTAAGTGCCGCAGTCTCGACCGCCTTGGGGCCTTTCGTGATAGAGGACTCATGGATAAATTGAGCGAGCATCGTGTCCGTTATAATGTCCTCAGGCTTTACCGCTTTAGGCTTAGTCGCCATTTCTGCTCTAAGGTCTTTAACGAAGTCTTTACGGTATGACGGCGGTAAGTGTCTCACGGCATTGATACCGAAACCTCTTAGACGTTCCTCTAATGCTTCTTTACCTTTAACCTCAGCATACTTTTTAGCGTAACGAACTACCGTAGCTAAAGAGGGCGAGTTCTTAGGGATGCCGTAAGTCGTCTTTACCGCCTTAGTTTTCTTTACTGCTTTTTTAGTTGTCTTCTTTGTAGCAGTTTTCTTTTTGATAACCATGATTGTCTTCCTTTGTTTGAGAGAGTTAATATTTTGCTAGGATCGTGTAGTCGTTTCTTACAAGGTAAAGCGCATTGATCTTGCCGCCAAATGCTTTTAGTGTGGGGTTGGTAACGTGAGGTTGATAGTCAGGATAGAACTCGCCTCGGCAAAAAGAATGAAGCTCTTTTCTTAATTCAGGTAGGAACGCTTTAGGGTCAAACGACAAAGGCTTTAAGACACGAATGTCTTTACCTCTACCGAACCAATCGACTTGATCGAATAGCATATCTAAAGCTTGGTAATAGTGTTTGGAGAAATGATTATCTAAAACACCTTTAACGTAGAATAGCTCGGTAGGACTTAACTCACCAAAGTATGAGTGAGTAATATGGAACGATTTTAAATCCGTTTGATGCTCGAACCCGAAACAAGTAAAGAACTTTTCTCGCTTAGGTTTCTCTAGTTCCGTCGTCGCGATCTTTAGAGCTATCGCCCAATCGTTTGTTTGGCGTATAGCTTCGCTCTCCTCAGGCCCACCGGATTGAGACCCGCGTAGATAGTTACTCGCTTCCATAACCGCAAGGTTTAGTTTCCCAATCGCTTGAGCGTTAGTCATTTCTTTTGTCATAGCTTTACCCTTCCTTTTATTAGTGTTCTTAAACAGTCGTCGCAAAGGACGCCCGATATATCTTTATAGTTTGATCCGCCCTCAACGTGGCGATAGTGATCCGATCTCCCGCCGGGTAAGGTCTTACCGCAGTCTTTACCCTCGCACTTAGTTGGCGTCGCCTCTATGACCATGTATTTGGCCCCGCCCTTAGGTCTAAACTTCCTCTCTTCTTTTGGATCGTATTCGCCTACACAAGTGCTATGCTTAAGTATATACGCGTCGAACGCCTCAGACATTAGGATCGGTTGGGCGTCTCCGCCATACACTACCACAAGGTCTTTACATTTAGCGCACTTAAAAAACTTATCCGTTTCCCCATACTTGGTTGCATGAGTGATTGGGATCAAGTGCATATAGACGTGAGGATGCTCTTTACTTCTTAACATATTATTCCTTTAGGTTGTATTGGGTGCATTTAGTGTGGTGCTGAATTGAAGGGACGCCGACTTTACCTACAAGGATAAAGGTCGTCGTAGTGTATCTATACGATTGAGAGCATGACCACTCAGCTTTACGCAACGTGATTGTAGGGCCGGGGTTAAAGGCTTGATAGATTCCCACGCCCGCAAGGATAATAAGGCCTAGCAGTGCAAGACCGAGGATCGTCCCAAGCGTGTTAGTTATAAGCCTATCGAAGTCGAAAGGGCGTCTATACTTCTTAGGCTTAGGTAAATAGACCCTATCGTCATACCCTGACTTATAGTTATCAAACTTATACCCCCTCGAACCCGTTGTCGTCACTCATCGTCTTTACCTCGTCTATTCTATATACTCGTATTCGTCTTCGATGTCCACTTGAGGTAAAGACCTTGAATTTTTTACTAGGTTGATAAAGTCCTCTAATGGTAGTACGGCCATAGCGGGCATATTAGTCCCCGCCGTGATTAAGACCGGGACTTCGCCCACCAATTCATTATATTGAACTTCCTCAATGGTATTTACCGGGACATACTTCGCGTACTTCTTACATTGAATCTTAAACTCGCCCGTATGATCGAGGTCAACCCCTTTAGCCTCTTCCTTTTGAAACTCTAGGTGTCTCTTCGCATTTGGAAAGATTGGTCTTAAAAGGATCGCTACGTCCCTCTCGAAGCTTAGACCCTTGTTTCGTGCATAATTTGGAGATCGTTTCTTTTTACTCATTTTACCCTCGTTTTAATCAGGGAAGGGATAGGGATACAAAAAAGGCGTTTCCCAACTCTATAGGAAAACCCAAAATTACTATATTTTTTACATAATATAAGAAATATTGTCTTCCCTTATAGTAGAGCTACCTATCCCTATCCCCCTATCCCTATCTCTTATTATTCAATACCTTAAACATGGTGTTTTTTCAAAAAAGTTGGGGATAGGTGTACCCTATCCCCGCTTTTTGATTTTTGTAGTTCAGGATTCTCGCACCCAAACCATGAGACCATTACTTTTTCTTTTCTCGAATCCAAACTTTCGCGCCAATCTTGCCGCCATTTGGAGAGTGTAGTTATCCATTTTTTGACCTAAGAACGGCCCCGAGGCATCGTCCCCATACCCCTCGAATAGATCGCGAAGCTTTAATCTATGAACGCCCACCATTGATTTAGCGTCCTCAGCTTGTAACCACTCACTAAACTTTTCTTCCATAATATCGAAAGTAGTCGTAACAAGCTTCGAGGCCTGCGTAAGCTCGGCCTGCTCTTTCGCAAGCCCCTCAAGGTAAAGTTTCTCAGCAAAGTTGTGGAAGACAAAAGCCGCTTCCGCCCATAGCTGATCTCTATCGCGCACCAACTTATCGAAGTCAACCTTTGAAACCTTTACAGGCCAAAAGCGGCGGTTTCCCGTCTCATCTACTAGATACTCATCTTTGTTAGTAGACCCAAAAAAGATATTTTGGCGGTAGACCTCAATTACTTTACGCTCGAAAGGGGGACGAACCTTGTCAACTTGACGAACGACGAAAGCCTTTACCTCTTCGATCTCATTCTTTTTAAGTGCCGATAACTCTCCCATTTCGTTTATCCATATACCAACCAACCCTAGAGCGGCGTCTTTATCCGAGAGGTCTCTACCTAAGTGATCCGAAAACCATTTTTGTCCGGCGAGTATAGACCCGACCGATGATTTACCTATCCCCTGATTACCTTGAAAGACTACCATGTGATCGAACTTCCTACCGGGTTGGAATATTCTAGCGACTCCCGCCACTAAAAATTTTCTACTGATCGCTCGTAAATACTCCTCGGGTGCTTCGCCGCCGAGATAGTCTTTAATCCAAGTATCAATTCGGCAAGTGCCATCCCACTCTAATGAGTCGAGGTATTGTCTTACAGGATGGAACGAGTTTTGCGTTCTAATATTGTTTACTGCCTCATTGACGATATTAACCGAGGGTTCGACTCTAAAGTGTTTTGCGATCCACATTTTTTGCGAGATCAATTCGGTCTCTGATATGATCTCGCCCGCTTTAGTTCCCCAAGGGGTATCGCATCCGTACTGCTCTCTCATTGCGAACTCGTCGTAAGTGACTACCTTAAAGTCTATACCATGCTGTAAGATCATTTTAGTATTGAGAGCGGTTGGCTTAATTCTACCCGGCCCGTCCTTTGAGTCCGTGCGCTCTAGCTTATCTTGCCACTCTCCCGACTCAGACATTTCGACGTCGTTACGTTCTACTTCCTCGTCACTTAAAGGGGGTAGAATCTCGACCTCGCAATCAAAGATAAAAGCGGCGTCAACTTGAGTACGCGCTTTTTGGATATTATAATCCTTGATCCAACGTGCGGCACGGGAACGAGACTCAGTCTTCGCGTGTTCAAAAGCAACCGATCCTAAAAAGTTATCGGTGTCCGTGAGTACGGTCATTATAGTATTATCATCGAAGCGAGCTTTAACCATGGCCATAGCAACGGAGAAACACGACGCCGAGCGATCCTCTACGTCCGTCCCTTCGTAAAGCTTACCAAGTATAGACGAGGTCAACTTCGTTTCTAATGCTAGATAGTCCACGTCAACGGGTTCCCATGATTGCATTTCGATAGACGACGTTTTATTTATGGGCGCATTGTCTCCCTTTTTATGTCTCTCCTCGAAGTATTCCGTTAAGTCCACGATAGGGATATCAGAAATAAAGCCAACCGGACGAGACCAAAAGTAACGCTTACCCGTGTCGGGGTGTATAGACGGTGGGACTACTATTTGTCTCCCTCTCATCATAAAGTCGATCTCAAAGGCCGGACGTAATCGCCATCCCTCATCTACTCGGTCTTGCCCTAGAAGTTCTATTTGCCTTTTGTTAGCGGGTGCCGACCCCATTAGAACCTCGACCATTTCGGGAGAGCTATAAAGCTTTTGCGATTCGACCACGTTCTCTAGTCGCATCCAAATGTGGCGTGATCCGTTTCCCCTACCTGACATCGTAGTCGGGGCGTCGTCGAGTAAGCCGGGGAAGTTCTTTTCGATCCATTGTTTTGCAAGGATGGCGTGTTTAGGATCACTAGACTTTACGTCTACGTCAAGTGCCGCTAGATATCCGCCGTCAACCTTAGACGCTTGTCCAAGTTGGCAACCCATATTATAGCCGTTGTGATATTCCTTTTTAAGTGTGGTAAAGGTATCCTTAACACCGGACGCCCACTTCGCTTTAACCGGGACTTTACTCTCGGGTTGTAACCAATGGATCGCGAACCCAAGGTCGTATAGTCTCTTTGCTTCCCCTAACATTTATAACCTACCTTATACGCCCCTCTTCCTTCGCGTGGTATCTTTACAAAGGCGTCGTCTATACGCGCCCAAACAATGTCGGTCGGCGTGAGTGTCCCGTTTGAAAGGTTGAGAATATCCAAGACGGTAATCGCCCCGGGTATTTGGTGCCCTGATAACCACCATTGTACGGTGCGAACTTTTACCCCTAATAGAACTGAGGTAGGTAAAGCCCCGCCGTTCTCCTCAATCCATGCTTTAAATTTGGGACTAATTTGTCCCCGATGATAAGTCATAAAATAAACTCCTATTATGTGACGCGGTCTCTAAGACCCTATAAGTAATACAATTACGAAAAACTTTACATTTTAATTTGACAGTCTGAAAAGCTTTTATTATCTTTTTGTCTCACGAATTTAGTAAGCATTAAACCGAGTCTTTTTGCGAAACCTAGTTAGGTGCTTAAGTAAATTTATTAGATGGCGACGAAAAAACTCCTTTGTAAAAGTCTCTCGTCGCCGTCTCTTTATAAGGTAAAAAACAATGGCACTTAAAAAAGTTAATTACGGCGCAAAGAAGAAAAGTAAAGACACCAAGACTTTAGTTGAGGTCGGCGATTTTCAAGGCAAGCCAATGTTTCAAGTTTGGGAAGTCAATGACGACAACGAGAATATAAAAA